CTAATATACCCATTATACTTTACTGAAAAATATTCTTGATCACTAATTTTTTGTAATCTTAGAGTATCAAGCAGCGGAGTTAATTTAATATCTTTTAATTCCATCCTAATGTTTCTAATTCTAAGTGATATGCTTCCATTATTTCATTAATATCTAAAGAATATATTCGGAATAAAGGTTCATAACCTTGATTGTGAGGTCTATCAATTATCAAAGCTGGTAATCCAGAATTAATAGCTTTAACAACATTAGACACACTATCATCAATTAATAAATCACATCTACCTTTAATCATATCAGCTTTATTGCCTTGTTGGTAATACATCTGATAAATAGGTCTAACAGGTAAATTATTATTTATTAACCAATTCCTAGTATATTCTTTACTATTAATGCGTTTTGTAGCATAAATGTGAGGAACAAAATTCGGAGAATCAATTAATGGTAAGTTTTCCCAAAAATCCTTACAATGTCGTAATTTATATACATTTTTTGTAATATTTTGGTCTAACAAGTCAGATTCTTTCGGAAAGTAAACTTTATATAGATCAAAAAATCCTGCGATAGTATCATCAATATCTAACGCAATTTTACAAAAATTCTTCGACATTATAAATTGGACTTACTAAATAATTATATGACTCCAAGTTTGTAATAAATACGTCGTAATCAGCTAAATCGTCTAGTTCCTCAGAATCTAGTTTATTAATAAAGAAATTCTTAATCTTTTCTTCACAATCATTTAAACTTCTTGCGACAACTTTTTCAATACTTGTTGAATACGAATCACTCCAAGAAAATAGATATGTACTCATACTTCCTCAATAACATTTAAATTTTTTAAAATCCACGCTTTAGTTTTTTCATTGTCTGGAAATACATATTGACAAACTTTTAAATCATCAATACTAGAATCGAAATCTAAAGAAAATCCTTCAAGACTTCTCCAATTTTTCTTCTTTTCTTTTCTCATATAACTTTCAAATTCTTCATCGAAAGAATGGACAGTACAATGTTCTAAAATCTTTTGTGGAATTTTTCCTTTAACTAATAACACTTTCTAATAGTTTATAGAAATATTCTATAGGCACTATTGCAACTTGTCCAACACTTGATTCACCGTCTTTTCCTGCTTTCTTCCAGCATAAACAAAACGGTTTATCTTTATCTGAACAAGCTTCTCTAATATCAAAATAGTTAGGTAAATTCTGTGTATATTTACATTGAATGTTTACAGGTAACTCATTATCTAAGTCAGTAATATCAATTTTATCTGCATCAAGAAGTTTATTTTGACTTCTTGTACTTACACATCCTTTATATCCAATTTCTCGGAGTTTATGAATTACTTCTAACTCATAACTATTTCCTTTCTTTTTTGATTTAGACGCTTGTTTACTTCTACGTACACTTTCGTTCGCCCAAATAAATGTAATCCCGTCTTTTGATTTAGATCCAGAGCCAGGTTTATTAGCTCTAGATTTAATCGAATTAACAGGCAATCCAGTTTCTTGTGAAGCAATTTCTAAGTTATCAAATGTTTTCTGTTCACCAGTTTTAGTAAACGTTGCAATTACGCTCGTGTCTGTCTATTTTTTTCTCATGAATATTTATAATACGTTATACCAATTTGTTCACCATCTTTATATTCAACACTCTGTGAGTATAGCTGTATTTCACCTTTTGGAGTTAATTCAAAATGTTTCTTTTCTTCATCTTTAATAAACTCAACACGTTTAAAACAATTTCCACGTCTTCCAAACTGATTAGGTGATTCTTTCAAGCAAGTCCATGGTTTAAATTTATTAAACAGATCATCAAAATTTGGAACTAATTCGTCGATAGATTCTTCATCATTTAAATCTAAATAATAAACTGGCATACTCTCATCAAGATGTGTAGGATCAAGTGCCATTCCATAAATTGCTAATGATTCATCATCAATCTCAATTAAACTAACATAGATTTTCATTTTGTTTTCAAATATTTAATATATTCTTCAATAATCTTTTTGGTTTTATCTCTGCCATATTTTTTGTAAGTATCACTAATATCTTTCGTTCCATATTTTCTACTTATAAAGCAATAATTTAATTCAGGATGTTCTTTCCTGATCTTACGCATATTAGAAATTCCTGGAAGATCATTATCATATAATACTACAATATACTTAAACCTAGTTTTTAATTCATCAAGAATATTATCTGCAATAAATAAATTCTCAGAACAAGGAGCTATTGCTGGTATTCCGAAAGAATATAATGTCATACAATCTTTCATAGACTTAGTAATAACTACTAATTTACCTTTTTTAGGTAACTGTTTAAATCCTTGAATTGTTTTCGCAGAACAATTTCCAATAAATCTAATTCCACCATGTTTAACAGAAGGCATATAAATTCGCCATTGCTCTATATTTTCTTTCTTTCCAAAATAATATCCAAAAATAGGAAAATGTTGAGTTGATTGTGCAAATATATTACCGTTTAAAAATACAGTTTTACAACTAAAAATGTTAAATCTTTTCAGAATATCTTTACTTATTCCAAAATCTAACCACCATTTATATTCATGTTCTGAAAATTCTCTTGCTTCGATTTGAATAAAAGTTTGTTTTTCTTCTTTATAAACAGGTTGTACTTTAATTGGTTTTGGTGTACTACCTTTAATAAATCCAAAATCTTTAGCAATTATCTTTAATGCTTCATGATAATTACATTTAAACTTTTCCATCACAACAGATTCAAAACTTAAACATTGTCCAGTAGCAAAATCTTTGAAATATAATACTCCAGATTTTCCCCTGAAAAAACTACAGGTTTTGTGATTATCAACACGTAAAGGAGACTTATATAAGCCTTTTTTTACCTCTAAGCCAAGATAAAAACTCATATAAGTCTCCTCGTTATGTTTTGATAACAAATATTCTCTAGTAATTTTAGGATCTATTGTGAAATCGAACATACTAGAGATATTTATTTACAATTAAAGATCTGCTAAAAGCGAATCAATATCATCAGATTCTTGTTTAGGCGCAGGTTCGTTGGTTGAAATAGCAGTCGGTGTAGCAGACTGATACTCTTTAATTCTACCAAGTTCATAATCATTGAAATACAATTTATCTCCAATCCAGTTATCAGAAATAAATGATACTCCATCATGATTAATGCCAGTAATACGTGGAGCGTCAGCTACAACTTTACCTTGAGAGTTACGACCAATTAATTTAATCTTAGTTTTGGTACCAACTACGGGATCCAGAAGTTTCTTAACAGCTGCTGCTACATCATCAAATGATCTAAACTTACTACTAGCGGCATGAAGTTTCTCGTAACCTTTCGGAGTAAGGATAGCGACAGTCTGTTTAATAAAGTTCATCAAATCTTCAAAGTTGGAAGGCATTTCACCCATTGTTCCATCTTTTCTGGGAACTTCGCGTCTAACATCATCACCTTCTTTCGGGAAGAATTTATTAATGGAGATATATCCATCTTCATTCTCAAAAGAGAAATTAATGGTTTTATAAGTTGCAGTAGGATCTTTCTTTCCTGAAAATTCCTTAATTTCTACACCTTTAAACTCTACATCATAAATATTCCACGGAGCCAAGAGACGTTTTGTACTTCTAACTGCTGATTCTTCTGAAATGCCAAAATTAAATGCCATACTTCTTATAATTTAAAATCAAAATTGTTTGTAGTATCTAAATCCATATCGTCAAGCGATTCAATATCTAATTCTTTTTCCAAGTCAATAACATCATCTGGAACTTCTGGTTCCTCTGGATTAGCATTACCGATTAGATAGAAAATACCTTCATCAGGAGATGCTTCCAATTTAAATTCAGTTCCAAATGCTGACAATCTTTCATTAGCAGATCCTCTGAAGCTAATTGTATTAGACTTAGTTAACTTATTACCAGTCTTTGTTTTAAAAGCTTGATCAGTACCAATTACTGGAATTGACTTCTTATCTTTCTTCTTATACTTGATGTCGATACGACAATCTTCACAGACTTTCAGCAAGTCAACCGCTCCTTGTGTAAGAATTAACTTGTTGGAATCAAGCGTAATGATTGGTTCGGGATTTTCATCCACTTTCTTTGTTGAAGAAGATTTTTTAGTAGTTACTTTTGTATCTACTGTAATTTCCTCTTTACCAATAAATTTAACTTCTCCTGTTGTTTCATCAACAGAATAGTGCATAAGAATGTCCAATTTCATTATTCGTCTCCGTTTTCGTACTTATCAATAACTTTCAAAATCTCATTAACATCATTGTCAATCTTCTGCTCCTCGAACATACCAAGCGGGGTTTTTGCTACGTGAGCACCATCAGTATTTGTTAAGAATTTATATTCCATTCCATCATCACCTTCTTCTACAATTGCATGGAAAACATAAGTAAACAAACCTTCAGGAGTTACCTTTTCAGACACCATTTTACCAATGGTTTTAAGTGTCCAATAAGGATCCATGTCGCTACCTTTATTCTCACTATGCGCTGTAAAAATCAATTTAATGTCGTCACGGATATTATCTGTAACTCTTAACAAATCAGTGAAATCTCCACCAATATCATTGAACTTCTCGTATCCTTTCTCTTTGCGACGATCCATAAATTCGAAACACATTGAATATTGAACATCATCAATTACGATATTTTTAATATCAGGACGTTTATTACTAATGTATTCAATTAATTTAATAATAGTGCTAGATTTAGAACACTGAACCCAGTTTCCAGAAGGATTAGACTTCGGATCAAACTTAACGTATTTTTTCTTCCATCCTTTCCAAGGCAATGG